GAAACATCCAACGAGTACATTGTACTCGTAGCTTCGTGGTTGGATCAATCGCGGGCAAGGGTCATGTTTTGCGGTTCCGTCATAGAACTCAGCTTTAATAAATGTCTTCCAAAACCCAAAATGCTTCTTGATTCCGCCAGAAATCAAGTTGTCGACTGCGGTTTGGTAGCGCTTCCTTTTCGATCCTGTATAACTTTGGACAAACTCATCGTAAGTCCATACAGGAGGAGAAGTTATATGCTTCAAAACCTGATCGCGAAAACCATGAAGGTTTAAGAAGGAAATGGTGGGTTTGGGGCAAGGGACTAGACCATCCTTGCTCTTAACATAATACAATCGCTCTGTCAAAGCCCGCATACCAACAGACAGGCTATTATTGTAAAAGAAGACATTATTTTGAATGCAGTCACGCACATAACCAACTGCGTGTCTTGCTTTAACTGCTCCGTGATTGTGCAACAGCTTGATACTGGGGTGAGAGGCTCGAACCACCGCCTCACACCCAGTCAACACAACACGGCACCACTATTGACCAACATCAATGGCAGCTCCAAGAATATCAGACATATTCCGAGCTTCTATCTCATATTTGTCCTTCACAAATACGAGTTGGACAGCCATATGAATGGCTTTATGGATGTGGTGTGGTTTAACACCGTCAGACTCCATTGCCTTTCGCACAGCATGGTAGGCGCACTTCTCGTTAGCCGCGCTCTTCTTAGGGGCACACATAAGCGTCCTAACTTGCCTGCTGTACTTATATGCAAGGGGAATGAGAGTGTCGGGGGAATACTCCTCTCCAAACACTGTTGACAGCTCAACAGCGTTCAATTGCTCTAACCTCTTCCATGCTCTCTTAGAAACCTTACTTTTCACTTGTGCTATTTGTGCATCCACCACTCCTTTGGTAACCTCGTTACGGTACCAGGTAGTGATGGTTTCATAAGCACCATTGTAAAGGCGGGAAAGCAATCGGGGCTTGGTGGCTAGCCAGCCCGCAGCACAACAAACACCAACAGCTGCGAAAATAGTTGTTTTCGT